ATAAGATACTCGCTCTCCACAAAAAGGTTTTCCACTTTAAATTGGAGATCACCTGGGAGGAGAGCACCACCTAACAGGAGAGAAGCCATGTCAGTACCAGTAATTCTTACTTTTTCAACGATTTTGATGTTCTTGTTCATGGTTGTTGGAGGACTGATCGGATGGACAGCAAATGATTTTCTTTATGCATACATGACAACAAAAACTAACCTCCCCACTCATCCAGAGATGTATGACGACGAAGGTATGGTTATTAATGAAGAACTTTTATCAGTGAGATTCGTTGACGAGGAGGACGAACAAGAGGATGATTATTATTGATATGAATCAGGTTATGATCAGTAACTTGATGGCCCAAATTAAACGGGACACACTTGATGAGAAACTGGTGAGGCATATGGTCCTCACCAGTCTTCGATCTTATGAGAAGCAATACATCGAAGAGTATGGTGAAGTTGTTCTCGCTTATGACAGCAGACATTACTGGCGTAAGGATGTGTTTCCTTACTACAAACAAAATCGCAAGAAAGATAGACAAAAATCTGGTCATGATTGGGGGAGTATCTTTGAGGTTCTGAATAAGATTCGAGACGAGATCAAAGAATACTTTCCATACAAAGTGGTTGAGGTACATGGAGCAGAAGCAGATGATGTCATCTCTACCTTGTGTAAGAACAAAGGACCCAAGGATCGAATCTTAATCTTGTCTGGGGATAAAGATTTTATTCAGCTACAGAAGTATCCTGGTGTCACTCAATACAATCCAATCACCAAGAGACCAGTTACAAACGACAATCCACACAAGTACATTAAAGAGCATGTAATGCGTGGTGATAAGTCTGATGGTATTCCTAACTTTCTGTCGTCCGACGACTGTATTGTTCAGGGTATTCGACAGAAGCCCATCAGTCAAAAAAAGATTGCCAAGTGGATTGATCAGTCTCCCCACCAGTTCTGTCTTGACACAGAGCAGATGAGGAACTATCATAGGAACCAACGTCTGATTGATTTCGACTATGTTCCTCAAGAGATCGAGCAACAAATTCTCGATGAATATAACTCCCTAAATATTTCTGGAAAGAAAGTACCACTAGAGTATTTTAAAGAGCATCAGTTAAATGAGCTGATGCAAGACTTCTTCTTTCGTAGTTCATCGCCATTCAAAACAAAATGAAACTGTTAATTAGTGAAGTGCTCCAAAAAGTGAGTAACGCAAAGACCAAAGCACAGAAGATCAAAATTCTGCAAGATAATAATACTAACGCACTTCGCTCTGTATTGATCATTAACTTCGATGAGAGCGTAGTGTCACTGTTGCCCGAGGGAAAGGTTCCTTACGAGGCTAACGACGCTCCTGCGGGCACAGAGCACACGCTCCTGGAGAAAGAGTACCGCAAACTATATCTCTTCTTCAAGGGAGGTAGCAGTTCTCTGAAGCAATCGCAGCGTGAGAACCTGTTCATTCAGATGCTTGAAGGATTGCAGGAAGAGGAAGCAGAGATTCTTATTCTTGCTAAAGACAAAGCATTGAATAAGAAGTATCGTATTACCAGGGCGTGTGTGGAAGAAGCATTCCCCACTATTCAGTGGGGAGGTCGTTCTTGATGTCGAAAGGAATCAAAGTTCTATTTAAAGATTGTGATCCAGAATTGGCACAGGATAGATCTCTGCCATACACGGCTTACCTTGTAGAATATATTGAAGGTGACATTCATAAGTTTGATATCGTTACCTGCGCCAAGAGAGTTGACATCTTCGATGAGTATTGGGACAGGTATCGTCACGACTTTGTAAACATGACTCAATCAGAGGGCAGAGTCAATCCTAAATTGTATGGTTATCAATCTAAAGATGGAAAGAAAAAATAATGGGCGACCACTTTTTGTTAAACCTTTATGGGTGTGATGCAGAGAAATTAAACAACGAAAAATTTCTATCTGAAATGCTTGAGCGGGCAGTCGTCGAAGGTAAGATGACCCTGCTCAATCTAATCACCCACAAGTTTGAACCTCATGGGATTACGGCAGTAGCACTGTTGTCGGAGAGTCACATTAGTATTCATACTTGGCCAGAGGATAGTTCTTGTGCAGTGGACGTTTACACATGTGGCACAACGGCTCGCCCACGTCTGGCGTGTGATTATATAATTGAATCACTGGGGTGCTCTGACCCCAGAGTCACCCATGTTAAGAGAATTTAAATTGTATCAATCGATACAATTGACATTCCCTATATACTATGGTAGACTATACCAATCGTTCATTCGCTATTCTCGAATAGCGAACGCAAGTAAGTCGCGGAACGGAGCGTTCATCCCATGTTTGAATTATTACTATATGCTAATATCGCTTGCCAAGATGCTTCCGATATGATCGGTCGTGTCCGAGCAAACGACAATATAAGTAAAATCATTCAAACCGAAGTTGTTGAGACCATTAAGGAAGCAACACCTGAATGTAAGTGGGACGCAAACGACTGAAGGAACGGGGATTAAACACCTCATTTCTTTAGGAGACCTACAATGAACACTTTAACTCTCATCAAGAAGCAGATTCAAAAAGCTGCTGCACTTCACGATGCACAAATTGCTATGACTACCTATCGTGGTGTCAAGTTTGAGTGCAAAGAAGGTGATGTTGATGAAGTCCATGGTACATTCTGCTATCGCGGACACACCTATCAAAAATGATATGGAAAACTATGTCTATCATCATGATGACATGGATAAAGATAGCAGACCACCCAGTTGTTATCAACTCAAATATAGAGGAGTAACATACTGGTCCTGCTATCGGATGCACTTACACGAATACTTCGAGGGACTACTTAAGGTAGAACCAAGCAACAGGAGGGGTTGATCCCCTCCTTTTTTTGTGCTAATATATAATGAAAGGGAGGTTACCATGGACAAAGATAGACTAAAGTTGATCTACAAGAATTTAAAGTCACTGTTAAATGCACTTGAATCCGAGATCTATTCCGACACCGAATCTTACCTACACAAAGGTGAAAACTTTGATGACCCAGCTCATTATCATAGTACCGATGATGACGATGGGTATACAGACTGACAAAATTATGTTATAATACACACATGAAACGTTCTCGTATTCTAAAGAAAGCAATTAAGAGTGCCGTCCGCAATGGAAAAGGACTTGACAATCTTGTCGGTGCATATGCGGACGAGTTGCTGAAAGAAGCACTCATCAAACAAACAAATAAAAGAAAAGGTTTTGGTTATGTCGAACGTAAGACTGATTTCAGTGACCCCAGAGGCGGAGAAGACGATGGGGTATGTAGCGAGAGTCAGCAACCCGAACAATCAGGAGAACCCGAAGGTAGCGGGACTCCTTAAGTATTGTGTCAAGCATCAACACTGGTCTGTCTTTGAGCAGGCATTCATGACGCTTGAGATCGAGACTACTAGAGGACTGGCGGCTCAAATTTTGAGGCACCGTAGCTTTACATATCAAGAGTTTTCCCAACGGTATGCTGACAGTTCTATGTTGGCAGACAAGATTCCTCTACCTGATCTGCGTCGTCAAGACACAAAGAATCGACAGAACTCTATTGATGACATCGATCCTTTCACACGACAGGAGTTCCAGATCAAAATGCAAAAGCACTTTGATGAAGGAATGAAACTATATAAAGACATGCTCGATGCTAATATCGCAAAGGAGTGTGCTCGTTTTGTACTCCCTCTCGCCGTACCAACCAGACTATACATGAGTGGATCATGTCGTTCTTGGATTCATTATATTCAACTGCGTTCTGCAAACGGAACCCAGAAAGAACACATGGACATCGCTAATGCTTGCAAAGAAATCTTTGTCGAGCAATTCCCTACAGTATCTGAAGCACTTGAATGGTTATGAAACTACTTACACTTGAAGATTATGAAAAGGCGGGAGAAAACTTCTGGCCAAAGTATCGCTACGTTGCCACTGAACTTGGGCAAGACGCTAGACCAGAAGACATTCTGAAAGTTATGGAAGCGATTGGTGGTGTTGCTTTGAAGGTGGCACTAGAAGAAAAACTTGCACCATTTGGATTCAACAAAAAGGAGAAAGAAGATGCCGACCTATCCAGTAATAAATAAGTCCACTGGAGAGAAAAAAGAACTCTCTATGTCCATGATCGAATACACAAAGTGGCGAGAAGAAAATCCCGAATGGGATAAAGACTGGCAAGCAGGATGTGCTTCCGCCCAAGAAGTAGGTGAGTGGAAACATAAAATGAGTAAGACTCATCCTGGATGGAACGACATCATGACCCGTGCATCCAAAGTCCCTGGTTCAACTATCGAGTGGTAAACTATGCCAAGAGCAAGAAAGCGTAATCAACCTGATATCAACGGTATGTCCGTGAAGCAGATGAAAAGAAAGAAGCCTATCAATTCATCTTATCTACTTCCAGTAGAACCTCTTACAGATAACCAACGTGTTATGTTTGATGAGTATGGTAAGGGTCAAAACATTTTCGCTTATGGTGCTGCAGGTACAGGTAAAACGTTTGTTGCTTTGTACCTTGCTCTCCGAGATGTTCTTAATGAAGACTCTCCATACGAAAAAGTATACATCGTTCGTTCACTTGTAGCGACAAGAGAGATTGGATTCCTTCCTGGTACACATGAAGACAAAGCATCTCTCTATCAGATTCCTTACAAGAACATGGTAAAATACATGTTCGAGATGCCTGATGATGCATCCTTCGAGATGCTCTATGAAAATCTGAAGGCACAGGAAACCGTATCGTTCTGGTCTACCTCATTCCTCCGTGGTACTACACTTGATAACTCTATCGTTATCATTGATGAGTGTCAGAACCTGAACTTCCACGAGCTTGATTCAATCATGACTCGCTGTGGTCAAGACACCAAGATCATGTTCTGTGGTGATGCTCGTCAGTCTGACCTACAGAAAGCACAAGAGCGCACTGGTATCCTTGACTTCCAAAAGATCCTTGAGAACATGAAAGAGTTCTCGATGATTGAGTATGGTATTGAAGATATCGTTCGTTCTGGACTTGTTAAGTCCTACCTGATTAGTAAGATGAACCTAGGATTCTAATGAAAATATTTGATCATGTTGGTGAATTGACACCAGTTGAAATGGAAACAGTAACCATTGATGGTAAAAGATACTATGTCACACCTACTGGTGGTAAGTATCCGTCAATCACCACTGTGATCAGCAACAACTCCGCCAAGCAAGCAGGGCTTGCCAGGTGGAGAGCGCGGATAGGTAAAGAGAAAGCACAAGCAAAGTCTAACCGTGCTGCTGGTAGAGGTACACGCTACCACAAACTTGTTGAAGATTACTTTAACAATGAACTTGATACGGAAAAGTACAAGGACATGCCCCTGCCTTGGACGATGTTCCATTCTTCTCGTGAAATTCTTGATCGTATAAATAGGGTATACCTACAAGAGGCGGCACTATACTCTGATGTTTTACAAATTGCAGGACGAGTGGACTGCATTGCAGAGTATGAGGGAGAACTAGCCATCATTGACTTTAAGACAGCAGAAGCACCAAAGAAGGAGCAATATCTTTACGACTATTATGTGCAAGAATGTGGCTACGCATGTATGCTGCAGGAAGTATATGGATTGTCTGTGAAGAAACTTGTTACAATTGTTGCTTGTGAAAATGGTGACACTCAAGTAAAAGTTATGCCCCCTAAAAAGGAATACCTTTTGTCATTGCAAGCATACATCAAGGAGTATCAAGAGAAACATGCTAGAAAAACTGGAGGATAAATTTATGACCACTGCGAAATTTTCGCAGGACGTTGAGAAAATTGCATACGAAAATAAAATGAATTACATCGATGCGATTGTTCACTACTGTGAAACACATGAGATTGAAATTGAATCGGTGTCTAAACTGATTAGCAAACCTCTAAAAGAAAAGTTAAAGTACGACGCACAGAAACTTAACTACATCAAGAAAACAAGTAGAGCTAAATTAATGTTGGTATGAGTGACTTCTTCAGATCCGAGATGGTCCAGGGAGACCTACAAGAACTTGCAAAGATGCAAGAGTATTGCATGAAATCAATGGTGGCATTCCCTGCACTGTCTCCCGAAAAGCAAATGAGTTACTTCAATGTTCTTGAAGAAATGATTGAGAAGCAGAAAGTATTCTACTTCCGTCTTAAGTTAAGTGATGATGAAGAAGCACAAGAGATGGCAGACAGCATCAAGCAAGCTGCTATGATGTATGGTGCCACCGAGAATGAAGATGCTTCCGTGATCTTTGATGAGTTGATCAGCAAGGTCCAGATGATGAAGCGTCACCTAGAGGCAGAGGGGTCTTGACCCCACCCTCTGCCTGTGTTATAATTCGTTGGTGATCGCGGGGTCACACAAACCACATCCAAACTATCCGAACAATCCTATGTCTTTTGCAGATCTTAAGCGCAAGTCCCAGACTAACTTTGACTTCCTCCAAAAGGAACTCACCAAGTCCAGCACTACTTCAGGTGGTGCCGACGAACGTCTCTGGAAGCCCGAACTTGACGCTTCGGGGAACGGTTACGCAGTCATCCGTTTCCTTCCCGCACCCGAGGGTGAGACCCTCCCCTGGGCAAAACTGTATCGTCACGCCTTCCAAGGTCCTGGCGGTTGGTTGATCGAGAACTGCCTCACCACCAAGGGCGACCAGTGTCCTGTCTGTGCCCACAACAACAAGCTGTGGAACAGTGGTGTTGAGAGCGACAAAGAAATTGCGCGTAAGCAGAAGCGCAAGCTTGAATACTACTCCAACATCCTCGTTGTGAGTGACCCCAAGCACCCTGAAAATGAAGGAAAAGTCTTCCTTTATAAGTACGGCAAGAAGATCCATGACAAGATCATCGCTGCCATGCAACCTGAATTCCAAGACGAAACTCCTGTAAATGTATTTGATTTCTGGGAAGGTGCTAACTTCAAGCTGAAGATTCGTACCGTCGCTGGTTACTGGAACTACGATGCGTCCGAGTTCACTGCTCCTGCTGCACTGTCTCCTGATGATGACGAGATGGAGGCAATCTGGAAGCAAGCATACAGTCTGGAGGCTTTCACTGCCGCTGGAGAGTTCAAAGAGTATGATGCTATTGAGAACCGTCTGAATGCTGTGCTTGGTCTTTCGACCCCGCGCCCTGTAGCACAGGCACAAGAGGAAGAGGAACAGGACCCCGTTCCTTACAACACTGCTGGAGGGTTCAACGATCCCGACATCACAGCAATGTCTTCCACTCCTTCCGCATCATCTGATGATGACGATGATGCACTCTCATACTTCCAGCGACTCGCTGAAGAATGATCACACGAAGACAGGGGTCGTCAGACTCCTGTCTTTTTTAGTCTCTTGGAGATGAAGTCTGACGACTTCTTATAGTTGTTATAATTTTTAAACTCAAGCACAAACTGCTGTAGATATCTAGTTTTCAGTAAGTAAATTTCTCTACGTCTATCATTTTCTCTATTCTCATGCTCGTAACCACTCACTGGATGGGAGACTGACGAACCAGGAACAGTTATAGATTGTGTTCCATCCCAGTATGTGAATGGTGTATTGTAAAAATCTTCATCTACTTTAATACCAGATTCTAAAGCAACATTGTACACTCTTCTGTTTGTAGCATCACCCAGTAAATACTGACTAGTTTTTACTTCATCAGTTTCGTAATACAGTGGGGCGTATGCGTTAGCGTATTTCTTTTCAGAGTATTTCTGAATGGCGTTAGAAGATCTAGGCCACTCAAACAATGGGTTGATGAGATTGTTAGTTAGAACAACAACCCAGTCATAGAATGGACTATCGTAAGTTGCGTCAGCAATGGTCGCTGGCGTCTCACCATCTTCGACAGAATATTTCTTGTAGTATACAGAGTAACCAAAGATGTCGGGATTGATTTGATATCTCCTGAAGAAGTTCTTTGCAGTTACAAAGTCTGACCCAGTGAAAGGATAATCAATGGGCTTTGT